ATCAGGAAGCCCACAGACGGCTGCGGAAATTAAAGCGACCGGACGCACCACTTTTAAATCATCGTGGCTTATAGCCGCTTCTCGTTCTCGTATAAGGTTCCTCATAATCCGAACTCCTTCTTTACCGCAGAGCGGAAGTAAGCCGTAGGGATTTTGGCCGCGTTAGAACGAGCGATAAGGTCTCTAAAGAACTCCGTTCCTCTACGGTCCGGCATGGCTTGAAATAACTTCGTAGCGAACTTAAAAGCCATTATCCGATCTAAACCGAGCTTGCAGCTCGCCTCTGCAACAAGAATTACGTTCTCGTCCTTCGTCTCGCCGGGAGTAAAGCTTATTTTTCCTTCACTCTTTGCAGTTCCTTCCTTCCTTCCTTCTTTCTTTGGCATTTGCTCTCGTATATCCGGCGGCATGTCCGAATCTTCTACGGTCGCATTTTTAGACCATCTCTTACCGGCGGCTTTCTTCGCCGAATCGACGCGAGCCTTAGCGGTCTCCATTTCCTCGTGCATCCTGGGGTTTCGGAGTTCTCCGCTCTCCTCGTCGATTTGGAACTTGTCGCGGATAGCTTGCCAAGTATCGTGGCTCATTCCGTCGGCTAGCCTCCTAAGCCTCTCGTAGTCGTTCGGAAGGCTTCCGCTACTGGCTTGCCAGCAGAGAAGGCGGATATACGCGCCGACCTCCTCGTTAGATAGGTGAGCGGTCCCGGAGAGAAAATTACCCGGATACCATTTAACGAAGGCGAAGTTCATTGTTCTACCTCCCGATGCTCTAGACGAGCCGCGTCTATAACCGTCGCAATAATCGCGTCGGCTAGCCTCTCTATTTCTTCCTCGTGTTCGAAAGAACCGCTCTCTCTAAGCATCGGAGCGTGGCGTTTAATCTCGCTCGCCTTACCTACTATCGCTAGTAAGTCCTCGGCGTCTACTCGCATTAATCCGTGTTTAGTCTTCATCTAATCCTCCAATCTTCTAAGTAAATGAACAAAAGCCGTAGCGGCTACTTCTGGGACGACCGCGTTTCCTAAAGCTCTAAGTCGGTCCAACCTATTGGGAATCCCATTAGGGTATCGACCCAATCCGGGTTTAATAACCCTCGGCTCTTCCCATCCGTAAGGTTCTTGCCATGGGTAGGAAGGCCATTTTTGGACTTCTCCTGCTTCTCCCTTTCCGGAGTCCCTTGTATTTTCGGATGATTGCTCAAACCAATCTGCCCGAAGTTTGGACTGCAGCTGATTTTCCCTCCCTCCGCTACCGTCGGAGTCGGCCATGCCGGTAGCTTTCCCTGCGGTTTGGCTATGTCCCGTCCTAGCATCGCGTCCGCTTCCGCCTTCTCCATTCCCTTTTCTACTCCCTTCCGAAGAAGTCTTACGTTCCCTTCGTGCGGTCTCATCGTTACGTCCGGAGTAGGCCAAGATGAACCATCGCTTGCGTAGGTGAGGCGCGCCGACTTCCTCCGCGCTAAAGCATCCTGCCTCTGCTCTGTAACCCATTTCTTCCAAGTCGCTGAGGACATGGTGGAGAACCGAGTAGTAGCCGGGAGACTTTGCGGACGCGATGCCGTCGACATTTTCGAAGAAGCAGAATCTAGGTCTGCAAATAGAGATACCTTCGGCGATATGGGGCCAGAGATGTCTAGGGTCTTCAGTAGATTTCCGGGAGCCGGAAATTGAGAACGGCTGGCATGGGAATCCGCCGCTAATGATATCCAATAATCCTCGATATCTTTTCCAAGGGAATCGTAAAAGGTCTGGGTAGATAGGGCACGAATCCAATTGTCCCTTTTCCATCTTAGAGACCAAGAGCGAGACGGCGTAGACTTCCCTTTCGACCATAGCCACCGTTCGCAAACCTCGGACCACTCTTTTAAGTCCCAGATCGATTCCTCCAATACCTGCGCATAGGGATAAATGATTAACATTCATGCAACCTCCTTCTTAAAAAGACCGGACGCGGCGGTTACTCCGCATCCGGCGTAGGGTTATCTATCTTTCCATCGGTCGTAATGATCGAGAATGCACTTAGGCAAATCTTTACGACGAATAAAGAGAGTAGGAGCTTTAGGTAGAGCGGTTAACTTAATAAGAATACCTTCGTTAGCGGTATCCGTAATACCTAAACGGGAACGCTCGCCGCAATGACGACACTCAAAGAGACCCTCTTTAAATTCATAAAAGTCGTGGATACATTCTCTACGGCGAAAAATGGTTTCTTGCGCGTCCGAGATATCCTCTTTATAAAAGGTATCGTCTTTAGGGTCCGTCGGTCCTTGGATGGGAAGATTCAAAAGGGAATCTCCTCGTCGGTAACGGCGGGTCTAGGAGAGTAGTTACCGCTAGTAGAAGGAGACTCTAACTCCTCGACTTTAGTAACCGTCAAAGAGAAGAACTTTTTTCCGTCCTTCTTACTTTCTCTTACCCAGGCAGCCAATTCAAACTCCTTACCGTCTACCGTTATTTTTCCCGTATAAGGAGGAGCCTTCGGGTTAGAAGATTCGGAAGCTCTAAAAAGCGTACCGTCTCCTACGTTTATAAATCTTTTTTGCGAGCCTTCCATTAGGATGGTTCTCCTTTCGTCTTCTCGATTTTTTCTAGCATCGCCTTAAGAGTTCCACGCGGAACTTCCGTAAGAGAATCAACTTTATATTTAGGTCGAAGACTAGCCTCGATTTTCTGCAACTGCTCGTCGGTCGCGTTCTCTCGGATTCGGTACGCGAGAGATAGTGCCTCGGTCGCTTCGTGGTTATATTTCGTATCGTCTCGGTTATCTACCTCGACGCCATCGAGACGAGGAAGCATGAGCAAATCCCGAAGCCAGTAAGAGAAGGACGTAGTTAGAGCGGCTGATACCGCTTTATCTAGAGGTCTTCCGTTACCCGGAATAGCGGGATATTCAACATGAGCGGTAAGGCTATCTTCCTCTCCGCTTCCGTCCGTAGTCGCTACGCAGAAATGGCTAAGAACGACCGTACTAGTTTCAAGTTGAACTAACTTCCACGAAAGGCGGTAGGCAACTAGTCCGTTCTCGTGCAAAGCCTTACGGCAAGCCGTTAGCATTTCTTCCGCGCTCGTATAGGAGTAGCCGTGATAGTCGTTCTTAGAACCTTTACCGACGGCGGTTACAGATTGTTGGGCTTTATGAAGAGCTACCCAAATGCTCGCTTTCTTTTCCTTCGTCATGGTTAATTACCTCCTTAGTAATGACTTGGAACTTCTTAGAACTGCGGGACAAATCCCACTCCTTGATGATTGCCGTAGCAATTTGCCGACCGCCTCCGTAGGTAATACCTCGACGGTTAGCCTCGTTAATAACAATGGCTATGGCTTCCGGGTCTCTAATTTGAATCGTGACCGGACTTCGGCTCATTTTCGTGCCTCCTTTCTTCTTCTTGGATTTGGCGTCTTACAGCCTGGACATAGTCGGCGGCTAATTCCGTCGCTTGAAAAATATTACCCGCTTTCCCTATAGGTACTTCCTCTCCTTCGTAGGTGTCTCTAACGACCCATGAGTTAGAGGGAGTTTGACGTTGTATAACAATTCTATTTGGAAGGTTCATTTTTGAAGCTCCTTTAGGACTTTCTTCACCTTCTCCCAGTACCGGTCTAAGTTCTTCTTCTTCTTACCGGTCGCTCTTAAGGCTTGCGGTCCTCCGTTGTGGAGTCTCGACTTAATCTCGTTCTCGCACATTTTCGAACCTGCGGGAATACGAGAAGGAATCGCGTAACGGTCCATATATCCTCGAAAGCATCTAACCGAATGCCCTAGGTCAAATAGGGAATCTGGATATTTACCGCCCACTCCGCTATCTATCCAATAATTTTTATGCACCTGCATAGGACCGGCTGCGGCTCCATTATCGCCGAAGAACGGCGTACCTCCGGGAAATTGACCGCTCTCGACTTCCCAAATGGCTAACTCCAAAGGAGTCATTTCTAAAGCTACTACAAGGCTCAAAAAGTTCATAGGTTTATTCCTCTCTTAAGTCGTGGCTAGGGTCGTACTCTTCGCCGTCTCCCTCGCCTATTTCGACGAGTTCGTAACACTTTTTGCATACGAGTTGCGGACCTTCCACGTCGTCGTGATAAAAAGTAGAATGGCACCCGCAGCAATCCGTTAGGCGCATTCCTTCCGAGTCGAAAATCTTCATAGGTTCTATTCCTTATCGCTAGGGTTAGCGTATGGACTCTCCGTAGAGAGTCCGAACGGTAGCCGTAACGCTTACCAGCGAGCCGCTTCCTTTTGCAAGTCCTCTCCTAATTCCGCTTCGATATCTTCTATTTTTACCGCGTCGATAGAGCGGAGACCGTGAACGGTGAGAAGTTTATTACCTAAAGTTCTCTTAAGGTAGGAGATAATCCAACGCTCAGAACGCTTAGTAAGTTGCTTATCTCGGAGAGGAATCTTTTCGTAGCCTCCCTCGTTATTAAGGAGTACCCGCTTAATAGCGTAATACTCTCCCTTCTTACTATCTTTAGTCCGGTACCAAACCGCCGTACGGGTCTTACTTTTAATCTCCTTCTCGTCTAGAAGGTCGTTTACGAGTTCTTCTAGGTAGACTTCAAGAACTAAGCCTTCGAAGTATTCGCTAGATTCTTTCTTCGACTCGTAAGTTTCGCCGTCTTTAAAATCCCAGCCGCCGTTATTAGCGAACTCTTTTACGATAGGTTCAGCGAGACGGTAGAGTTTCGCGTAAGTATCGCGGTAGCCAAGGCTCGGTTTCTCTTCCGCGAACCGAGGACTAAATTCGTATTGGAGACCTCCGCCCCATCCGTCTTGGATGATAGTACCGACGAGGGTAGCACCGTTAAGAAGCGAGCCGTAGTACCAAAGCTCCGCGCTATAGGCGGTCGAGCCGTCATGGCCTCCGCAGGTACGGACCTTATCGACGTAGAAGTGAGGTTTAAACTCTTTAAGCGTAGACATTTTTCTATTCCTTTCCTTTAGAACGGCTACGAGCCGCGTCTAACTATACAGAATTATCGACCGTATGACGGTAGATAATTAAGTAATACGGAGAAAAGGCCACATTTTTTAAGATAAACGCCGATGATGCCGCTATGGACCGCTTTTTCGGCTTCTCTACGCCTCAGACATGGCTCGTATATGACGCGTTTACGCGGTACGGTCGCCGAGAGGCTTATACCTTATTGAAGGAAGCGGAGGAGTTACCTAACCCAGGAGCGGCGGACCACGCTAGAAAAACGATAATCGACTTCATGCACGATACGACGAAGCACGCCGACGGAAGAAGTCCGCCGGTTTACGTCGATATAGTCCGGGCATCGATAGGCGACACCTGCAATAACGTCTGTTACGGAGAGCTTCTCGTAGCCTTACGCTGGAATCTTTACGGGCAAGATTCTAAGAAAGAGAAATAGTCGAGCCGACTGGGACCGTAGCGGTTCCGCCTCGCATGTTAATGCCGTTCGTATAGGTCACGTTATTAAGTACGCCGTCTCCGCGAATCGCTCCACCGGAGTAGACCGAAGCGTTAGTAATAGTAAACCCGGCGGTCTCATTTTGAACATGGGTAAAAGTACCCTCGTATACGTTTAGAGTCGTAATAGTTCCAGAGCTTCTATGATCGAAGTCTCCGTTACCGTCTACCTCAACCGTCGTAAAGGTCGCAGCGTTCAAGGTTTCAACTTGTCCGCCGACAACTTCAACCGTAGTAGCGTTAGAGCCGATTTTAATTAATCCTTCACCGGCGATAACCGAAGCGATAGAGCTTACATTTTTTGCAATATCGTAAACGCCGGACGGAGAGCCGATCATTTTTACATTCGTAACGCTAGCCGATGCAGCGACGTGAATAGTTCCGATTAACCGGTTACTGCTTAGGTTCGTTATAACCGTACTCGCGTTACCTTTTAGATAAACGTATTCGCTAGACCCGCTACCTCCTAAAAACCTTACGTCGGTCCAAGTCCCGGTTAAGTAATGACCTGGGCCAGCGGCGGAAAATTCCAGGAGTGGACCGTCAAGGTCTAGATAAGTTGTGCTAGAGCCGAGCGTTCCCGTAAACCCTGGGCCTACCCTTAAGGTGATTCCAGTTAGACCGGTAGCCGCTCCAGCGATAGCTTTATTAGTAGAATTAATAATTAGCGTATCGTCGTTGCTTGGAGCGGTCCCACCCCAGTTCGCCGAAGCCGTAAAAGTTGTTCCGTCTCCTCCGCCGGTCCAAGTAAGGGTAGCCATTTTATTTCTTCTTTCTGCAGCCGCAAGGTTTCGATTTAGGCTGCTCTTCTTTTCTGCTGCTTCGTGAAATTACGTTTACTTCATTTTTAAGCTCCGGAACTCCGAAGGCTTTAGGAACGAGAGGCAAAATACGGTTAAGCGTCTTTTGTCTCTTACCGCATTTACAGCCTTTCCATTTAAGTCGGTTTAGAGCAGTAGTGTTAACCGTTAGAGCTACGATATCTCCAGCTCCAAGAATCTTATTCTTAAGCTCTTGCATACAGTCTACGCATTTCATCCCTGAGTCCGTCCGGTTTAGTAGACATTTACTTTTTACCCAATATTGGCACCAAGGTCTAACCATTTTCTTATACCTTTTAATTAGGGAATGAGACTTGGGGAGGGTCGGGAATATCGCAGGTAGTTGGCGAGGCTGTATCTCCTGGAAGGTTAGTAACGTTCACGTTCGCCTCCCACCAACTTCCGTCAACTCCATTACATCCGGTAGAAGAATAAGAGTAGAGCATCCTAAGAAGCGTGAAGTCCGGAGAGATACATCTGCAATCGTACGGAGGGAAGCAGGAAGGATTGGTGCAGAAGTCAGAGACGTAATGCCATTGAACTGCAGTATCCGGCTCGCGTTCATTCGGGTACGGGTTAGCCGGACTTCCTAACGGAGAACCGTAGTCGAGCATTGGAATACCTATGGGAAACTGGCTTGGCGTAGTAATCGACACGCTCATGGGTTCAAGACTTTGAACGTCACAACTTCCAGTAGGAGAGGCCATAACGTGATAGGTATGGGTATAGCCATCCGGTCCAAGGGTCGGTTCTTCTCTCGCATAGCCAAAAACAAGAAGCCTATTTTTTAGGGTATCGCTACCTCCAAATTGGTCGCCGTTAATCGTTCTAAAGAACTTATCGAATAAACCGAATACCTCTAATTTATTTTGACCATATCCACCTTTAATTTCTCCGCCGCCATCTAAAGACCCGTGGCAAAGTCCTTCGGCATCGCATTCCGGTTCTTCATCTTCTGTGCATTCTCCTCCACCGGCTTGGTAAATACGTCTGCAATTCCCAAAGCTCATCTCGTTAAAAGTTGCGAAAGCGGGATAACTACGCTTACCGTCTCCAATAGTTCCCGTAGAAGGGTCAATTTTGTCCGGGTTAGGTTCGTCTACCGCTCCGGCGTAGAACTTCATAGTTCCGGTTTGATGCGGGTCACACTGAGCCGAGAAGCAGAGAAATTCTCCGGTATCGGTACTTCCTGCATACGTACTTGATGCCGTACTTTGGACTCCGTCCGGGTAAATCTCCTTATAGTCGTAAGCCATAATCGTGCGAGTTTCTACCTGCCCAGGGACGAGCGGAGTATCAAAGAAGAAGAATCCAATTCCTCCGAAGTCTCCGAAAGGAAGTTGCTGCATAAGAGGACTAAAAAGAGTCTCTCCGTTGTCTGGGTCTATAAACGCGTCTATTTCTTTAAAAGGCTCGCTTTCGGTAAAGATATACGCACCCGAACCTTTTGCTCTCACATGGTCTGCAGTCTGCGCAGGGAAGAAAGAACGGGTATTAAAAACTATTCGGTCCTCGTCTAGGTTAAGCCAGTCTTCGAGTAGTAGGAGTTCAGTAGTTAAGTTAAAAGCGTTCCGTGTGAAGCTAGCGAGCTCATTTTGCATGTCTTGATAAACAATCCTAGCGGTCTCGTTATCTTCTCTCCGGGTCATACCGATATACTCGTTATCGTAAAAACCGCTTAAAGTGCCAGCCATGTCGGACATAAATACCGATTCGGTATCACCAAAGAAAATCTCCCTTACCTCTATATCCTCATCCGTAGGCTGCGGAATATCTAAAGGAATAAAGAGGTCTCTAATAATCGGCTTCGTAGGTGGGGTACCATCTATTCCAAAAATTTCGTCGCAGTCTCCTCGGACAAAAACCCAAAAGGTAGGCGTATCTCTACTACCGTAATTCCCTTGGTAGTTGAGGTATTCGCTCGTGCACATCTTGGGCGTTATTTTTATAAACGCTTCTATCTCGACACCTATGCAAGGCTCGTTGCAGCAGCATCGTCGATGGTTACCCACCGCTACATCTCCCGTCAAGCATCGGAGTAGCAGTAAAAGCGTAGGTTGCAGCAGTCGGAGCTAAAGTCTCATCCGGGTAGGGTTCTCCGGTCGTCGGGTCGATAATCTCTCTAAATAACCCAATGACGTAAATTCGAACGCCTGCGCCATCCGGACCAGTCGTAAAGTATTCGTCTATACCTTCGTCTAAGTCTCCGTCGGTATTTACGATTTTATTAGGACTGGTGCAGTAGGGCATTACCTTAAAATCACTACTAAGCTCTAACTGCTGAATATCTACGCCTAAATAAGTACCTTCGTCTAAGTCGGCTTCCGCAAGATTAACCGCAGGGTTAAAGTCTTCGTCGTCCGGCTCTCCGGAACTAAAACCGCCACCAGCCCAGGTATAAAGAAAAGACCTTACAGTTTTGTTTCTTCTCTCTGCGTCGGCAATTTTAAACCCGGTAATTCTAGCCCAGAACGAAGGCCATACCCGCATCCCTTTTAGCTGGTCTCCAAAATTAGAGTCTTCGGCTACTGCAATAGCGTCCGCCATACGTCGGTAGAGTTCCGGCGTAAATTTGTTTAGACCTTGGGTTATGTTTGGTATTTGGCTCACGAGATATCTATACCTAACGCGTTAAAGTTCATTTCTGTTTTATAAGGCTGGACCCAATGAACCGGGAAAGCTCTGTTTCTATATTTCGCATCTACTCCAGCGTCTGCACCACCGACCGAACGACCAAAAACGCCTTGCCCAGGGACGGTAATTTGTTGCTGGTGTTTGAAATTGTCGTATTCAAAGTTATGCGTAATTTCGTAAAGGTCGCCTCTTCCTACGTCGGTTAGCCGTCGGCTAGTCGCTCCGAGGTATAAAAGGTTTCCTTGAGCGGCTCCAAGAAAAACGGATTTGTTACGAGTACCGACAAAGCTAGCTAGAGTCGTTAAATAATTAACGCTTCCCGTAGTTCTTACGTTCCGACGCATCGTTACCTGCACTTGAGGCTTAACAATTAGAAAAGGTCTTTCTATCTCGCCCCATGTATCGGTAGGGTCTCCGCCAATATCTGCGGCGTTTGTTCCGTCGCCTTCCCAAGGTGAAGCAGACGGATTCGCGCCGATTCTCCAGAGCTTCTCGAACTTCGCGGAAAAGTTCATATTTACCTGTTGCCTATAAGGCTCGATATCCGGCGGCCCATCCGGTCCGCCTCCGCCGGTGTCTATTGCAGGAATGTCGTAAGTAAATTGAACGCGAAAGACCGACGGGTTATCCGGCTCTCTTCTAACGCTATATTTAGTCGCCGACGAGTTAGGGAAGTTGGGGTGGGGACTCCCTATAGAAACTCCGGTAGCTATCGCAGCCTCTCGTTCATTTTTGGGAGCCGCCGGGTCAAAAAGCGTATCTACAACGGTAAAAGAACGGGTAAGCGTTTGGGTCTGAGCTACTCCATCAACGACTAGTCCGCCGGTATTTTTATCTTCGCTAGAGGTTAGGGTCATTAGATAAACGCCTCCGATGCAGAGTTAATATTTTTAATTTCGGTTCTTAGATTTTCTAGCAGATTATTCCGAGTCTTGTCAAGGTCTAGCATTTCCTGCAAGAAGTCGGTTACTCCGCGAATCGTATTTTCTATTGGGCCTACTAAATCATCCGAGTCTAACTTCGTTTGGAGTTCTACTTTCTCTAGAGCCGTAGCAAGAGAAGCCGAATCTACCGCCGGAGTTACTGGGTTAACGTCTTGAACGGTACTAGGCAAACTAACCGCCGGAGTCGGTTCGACTCCTTCTCCGACACCTTCTAGAGAAGGAAGGGTAATTTCGAAGCCCGAAATAGCGGTATCGAAAGTTTGGCTAACGGTCTTAAGCTGCTCCTTCTTCTCCTTTGTTATCTTCTCTTCGTTCTTAAGGCTTCTCTCTAGAGCCTGCCGACGCTGCTCTTCGCCTGCTAAGACTCGGTTATTAATAGTGTTAAAGACCTGGGCTAGTTCTTCCTGCTTCTTAATTTCGTTCTCGGCAATCTGCTCCGCAGTCGCTCCGGTCCTCTTAAGGAAGTCTTCCCGCTCTTTGAATCGTTTATTAATCTCTTCCGTAATACCTGCAAACTCTTGCTCGGCTTGGATAATGGCTAGCTCGTTCTCTAACTGAGCTTTAGTCGCCTCGTCGGTAGCTTTAGATATTTCTAGCTCTTTCTCCGAGACCGCTAAAGCGTTAGCTCTTTCGGTAGCTATATCCGCTTCTAACTGCCTTCTTTCCCTATACGCGTCCTGAGCCTCTATAAATGCTCGGTTAGTCTCCTCGACGGTTTGCCGTTCTCGCTCGTCGTTAGCTCGCCTTGCTGCGGTTTCTGAGATTCTTAACTGCAGTTCGGCTTGTCGTTCTAGCTCGTCCGCCTGAGCTCTTAGCTGCTCGAATCCTTGAATACCAGCCTGCTTAGCCTCGGCGGCGGCGGCTCTCTTAACTTTAGCCTCTTCCATCGCTACGTCAAAAGCAAGCTTAGCGGTCTTAAGGTCCGCTTCTAAGAGGTTTCCTCTATCCTTAAGAATATTAATTTCATTTTGAGCTATTTGCACGCGACCCTGAGCAAACTCGCCAAATACTCTTTCCTCGATTCCGGCTAATTTTGTCGCTTCTTCTAGTTCTTTCGCTTCGTCTGCTGCGAGTCCTAGAGCCAGAGCTAGTTCACGACCGGCGGCGGCAAACTGGTTAAGTATAGGGATATTACTTAAGAAGGCTTCCGTAAACTTATCCGCCTTAGCGATAGCATCGGATTGACCCTCGGCGGCTTCCATACCTTCACGGAAGCCTTTAGCGATACCGGAGACCAAAGCCGCCGCCGCCGCGAATCCGGCTACGACTCCCAAGGCTGCGGTAAGCTTGCTCTGGAACGCTTGAACCGCTCCGGTCGCCGCTAAAAATCCGCCTTCTTGAACTTCTGTAGTACGCTGAGAAGCCTGCATATAGTCGGAGACTTCGCCGGTCATAGTGTCTAGCCGGTCGCTGTGAATCTGCTGGAGTTCGGCTTGGTTAGCTTTATCCTCCATGAAAAGGGTGGTTTGCTGCTGCGCGAGCATCGCGGCTATTTGCTGCTCGGTCGCTCCAGCCTGCTTCGCCTTCGCTATCTGCTGGTCGAACTGGACAAGAATCTGCTTACGTCGCGTTACCTGCTGTTGAACCGCCTTCTCAATTTTAAGCTCGGTCTGGAGAACCTTCTTAAGGTCCGAGTCTTCCTCTTCGATTATTGCTAACTGTAACCGAGCGAGTCGAAGCCGCTCTTCTGCGTCCTGCTTAAGCTCGTCGCCTGCGGTTATCTCGATATTAGACGCATCGCTAAGAACGCGACGAGTCTGCTCCATCCGGGATTGAGCTTCAGCAAGTTTCTGCTCAAAGCTCTTTATATCCGCGTCGATTTGAACCGTTAAAGCCCCAGCGGGTAACTCAGCCATACATTTGCCTCATATCCTCCTCGACTTTTTCTCGGTCGGATTTAGCTGCAGACTTTCCGAGCGAGAGAAGTTTAGGTATTTCCAGGAGAAGACCGTTCCACTCCTGGAGTGTTAGGTTTATCGGCTCGCCGACTCCAGAGAAGTAGTGAGAGATTAAGGCTCGCTCCCTAGTCCAATCCCGCTCTCCGTCGGAAGTCGGCGCGCTTATTGATCGTCCGGTTTAATCTCCTCGGAGTCATCGTCGGCTTCTTTTTGCTCTTCCGATTCGGCGGTAACTTCGAACGGGTTAGGGAGACCACAAATAAGAGTAGCAGCCGTAACGAGTTCTTGGAGTTCGGTGCATTCGTCAATATCGACAAGGTCTCCTAGAGCCTCGTCGCAGATAATCTGTGCGCCATCCATAGAGTAGGCGGAACGTAGTACCTCTAAGCCGTTAGACCATTTCTCTCGTAGCTCTGAGACCTTCTTAAGTTTCTCGTCGTCGCTCACTCCTAGAGCTACGAGGTCGCTAATAAGGTTATCCCTTCGAGAGCGGTAGATAACCTCTCCGACTCTATGAATATCCGCGACCGAGAAAATATTTACGTCGAAGATTTCGTTATTGAGCTTTACCTCTACGCTTTTTAGCATTTACCCGCCTCTTTTTCTTAGGTTGCCCAGGCAAGTCCACCGGCTGCGCCTGCTCCAGCCACTCTCTACGAGATTTAGTTTCTATGCTTACGATCCGGTCTGGGTCGTCTTGCAAATAATAAAGACGTAACGCGGCTAGCTGCGCCTCGTCGATAGTCTGGTTAGACGTACCTCCGGTTCTTTTCGTAATAAGTTTCCCGGTCTTAAGACCTCTAAAGGTTAGCACCGTTACCCAGTCTTCTAAACTTCTTCCCGGTAGCATTACGACTCGTCCCAGTTAATAGTTATATCTCCGCTAGTCTCGCCGTCAATCGTGGCGGTAGACTCTCCAGCATTATTAACCGAGGGAGCGAAAGAGGCAACCACAAGATTGCCAGACCAAAGAGAATCGTTAGAGACTGAATCGAAGTCCGCAGCGTAAGCGGCGAAAGCTACTGCAGACGAACTAAGAGCGATAGCTTGGCTTACCGGGTTAAGGCTAGGGTCTCCCGCGTGCGGGACCGGCGAGCTATTCACTTCGTTAGAAAATAACGTACCGCTAGCGGAGAACGTACCCGACATAAGACCGCCTCTCTTAACCGAGAACGTATCTCCTAAAGCGGAAGTATCCGTAACTACTTGGCTCATAGTCATGGACCAAGAGTTAAACTTTAACTTATAGCCGGAGACGGAGCAGTTACCGTCTGACCCTACTAGCCTTACAACCGACATAGACGACTTTTAACCTGTTTCGTCCCAGGTAATAGCGATATCTCCGGTAAACTCGCCGTCGATGGTCGCGGTTGATTCTCCAGCGTTCGTTACGCTAGGAGCGAAGTTAGAAATAACTGCAGTCCCGGACCAAGTTGAGGTATTCGTACTATCAGCCGTCAACACTACCGCGACACCTTCGGGAGCGAGGTTAATCTTAGCAGAGTCGATAGGAATTGGAGTCGTAGTAGCAGCGTTAGACTGCATAACTCCACCAGCCGAGAACGTACCGGACATAAGACCGCCACGCTTCTGGGCAAAGCTATCGCCAAAGGCGGAGGTATCGGTAACGGCTTGCGTAAACGATGCGCTCCAAGTCGTAAATTTGATATTGAATCCGGTCGCGGTACAAGTACCGTCTGAGCCCACAAGTCGTGCCATTTTGAAAATCCTTTTTAATTAAATGATCCTGTTTGTACTAACCATTCGGAGCGGATACGCACCGCGTCATTTTCGACCGTCCTAACGCCTTCGGTAACGCACCGAACTAGCCCAGGATCGTTATTTGGAATCGTAATGGTTTGTCGGTCGAGTAGCGAAAAAAGAGCCGTGTTGATTGCACCTACCGCAGTCATCCCAAGACGTTTCCTACCGTAGATATCGACTTGGAAGATATAGTCCTTTAGAGATGATGAGTCAAAGGTGTCCTCGTAAGGAGTCGCCACTACTTGAAAAATGGCGTGCGGAAAGGCTCCTTCCGTCGGTCCCTCTACCTCAAAGATTCGGTTAGAGAGAAGCGTACGAAAAGACCCGGCGGAGGTATCGCTAATAAGCTTATCGTAAAAGCCTTTAACCACGTCTTGGCTCATCTCATTAGCTCCTTAAACTTAAGCAAGAAGTTCTTCTGCATCGTGGTTAAGACCTTCTCTCGGTTATTAAAGAGAGCCGGTCGGAGGAAAGGTCTAGCCGGGTATTTAGCGTTCCCGTATTGACCTCCGAACTCGTGAATTTTGCCGTAAAAAATAGGAGTCCCGACCTTAGCGTTAGGCGTACTAGACCTTACTTCTCGGTCGTCGTAGTCGATAGATTGACGCAAGTTACCCGTAAGGACTCCCGGAGCAGACGCGGTATTAGGGTCTCCCGGCGGAGTTTGGGTATTTTTAGACGGACCTAAACCTTTCGAATCGTGTACGAAGAAGCTCACCGACGCATTACGAACAACGATAGCCGACGCGATAAGACCGCTTGCCAGACTTTCGACTACGGCGTTCTTAATTCGCTTCGCGTCTAGTCTTCCCTCGGCTCCCATTAAACGTCGTCGCTTTCATCTTCTACGCAGTCCGCGATAATGTGAGCCATATGGTAGCCGCTCGTAACGAAAAGCCCAGGGTCTAAGACTCCGAGAACTTTAAGGCGACGAGTACCGACTACTAAAATATCGTCGCTTTCTAGCACGACCCCAGATTTAAAATAGACCTTATGGGTAATTACCCGCTCTTCTCTACCGTATTGGACTGGCTCAGAAGACGACTGGGGCTGCACAAAGCCGACCGCAAAGCTAGCGGTCGTCGAGTAAGACCGAACGGGAAAGCCGCTAGCGTCTACGGAGGTCGTCGCTCTCTCTAGGTTTACCGTTACGCCATGCTTATCTATAAGAGTAGTAACGCTCACGATTTACGGTCCACGTATTGGGCTAGGAGTTTAACTAAGTCGCCATCGGTAATAAGCGGGTCTTGTGACCGGGTATAGGTATAGCTACCGATAGACTCGCTCTGCATAGTCGTATTCTGCTCGCGGTCGTTATACGCGTACTGCACAAGTTTAATGCACGCTTGGGCTAAGTCCGCAGGAATCTCGCTAAGACCGTCGTAACCTGCTTCGTAGTCTACGCGGATACCTGCAAAGGTTTGCGGGAACGGAAGGCCTGCGTCAGTCCTCTTCCCAAAAAATACCATGTCCGATACGTCTACAAATTCGATAGTCGCTCGGTCGTGGTGAAGTCGGTATTGCAAATCGTCCCGTTCTGGAAAGTAGAACTGAGCAGACGAGATAAGGCAGTTAACGCCACCGGCTGGAAATAAATCCTCCGATAAGCAATTTTGCCCCAGGGTCGCAGTAAACCCGGTAGTAGCCGAGATAGAAGTTACAAGCTCAGAAGCCGTAGGTTTAGAGGCGAAAGTTAGGGTCGTTTCGGTCTTACTTCCAGCAGAGTCGTGCCGGGTAAGAAGAACCCTATCCTCTTGGACTTCGACGACGTTTCTAAGGTCGGTCGTATTGTCCGCTTCAACGGTGAAAGCTAAACGGTTTCCAATAGCGAGACGACTAATTTTGATAACTGGGAAGTTACGGAGACGAAGCTTAAGTTGTCGGTTTCCGTTGTAGGACTCGGTATAAGTGCCTTTTCTAAATTTTCGGTCGCAGTAGGTTTCAATCCTGGTGGACTGAGAATTAATTAGCCGCTCTAGCAAAGAGTCGTCCGAAGACCCGGAAACTCCAAGGTAGGTCTTTGTGTCCGCCAACGAGACTAACGCGTTATCTGCTAGAGCCATTAGGTTTGTTCCTCTTTTACTTTCTACTTAGACCTCTCCTCTCGGACCGGTGACCACGAACGGGTCACCGGTCCTTTGAGAGGAGGTACTAGGTAACGACCGTTCTTAGATAAGAACCCGCTTCTTCCAATCGGCGGAAGCATCGGTAATAGGCTTTTGGTCGTTAAGGGTAAACGCTGCAACGTAGTTAGCGGACGATGCGGGACCATCGAAGCCAACGGTGATGAAACGCTTACGAGCGCGCAAGTCTACGACGAACAACGCGCACCCAGCATCTGCGGCGACCGCAGCTGGTGAGGTAACGTCGGCGGCAATATCAGTACCGCTAATCTCGACTTGACCGGACCCGGAAGCATCGGACTCCAGAAGGCGGAGTTCCGCCATAACTGCATCAGAGCCGCCGGAGGTAAAGAACTGGACTACAAGGTAGTCTGCATTGAGGCAGTCAATCTCTTTATCCTGCGCGCTAGCATCGCTCTCGGAGAAATGCTTAAAGGTGACATTTTGGAATCGGTTCATTTGAGCGAGTTCCTTTCTTACGATGCCGTCTTAATTGCAACGACCGCTCCGGCTTCGGAGGAGTCGCCAACGTCGTGGCAGTTAATATCGAAGCGAGTAGTACCGCGAACGCCGATTTGGTCGGATTCGAAGTAACGATCTTCACTAACCGCAATCTCGGTAGGACGACGGTCGCCCATCGAAGTACCAAGCTCCAAGGCACCGAAGTAGCCGAAGATGGTGTTAGTGGCGGTAGCCTTCAAGAGAACGTCGGAAAGAACGACCTCGTAACCGAAGAGCGACGGAGCCGCGATACCTCCGGCAAGAATGCTAGCCGTGTTGCCGCCTGCATCGGCCATAAGGTCCATGATGACGGTGTGATAGGTTTGGGTAGAGAAGTAGAACTTCGGACGACCCTGGGTAAAGACGTACTCCGGAGCCTTACCGACCAAGGTAGTAAGGTCTGCGATAGTAGTAGCCGAAAGAACGCCACCGGTCTGGTGAGTACCGGCGGAGCCGACTGCACTCTTAAGACCGACGATACCGCCGTGAGTAGAAGTACCATCGCCGTTAAACCCGGCTTCGTCTTCCTTGTTAGCGAAAGCTCGTGCAACTTCACCACTAATAAAGTCTCCGACGTTAATAACTGCATCTTCTGCGAGTTCGCGGGAGTAGCGGGTCAAGGTAGCGCATTTACGAGCGACGAGGCTAACTTGGTCAAAGCTGGCATCGGTTTCGGAGATAGCGGAGCCTTCACCGACGAAGGAAGCGGTAAGGCCACCTGCAATACGGTTAATAAGCAGAGTATCCCGGCTCATGTTCAGAACGCGAGTATTTGCGCGGAACTTACCGAAGTCGGCCCGGAGGTCGATAATCGCTTGCTCCAGTTCTTCCGGAACGAGGAAGCCACCGAGAGAGTTCACGGTTTCGCCGTGAGCCTTAATACCGTAACGGTCGTGGACCCACTGACCAGCGGACTTATTGCCCATAGCTGACAAGTAGAACTGACCGAGACCGTAAGCGGTTTCCTGGTCTTTAAGGTTCTTAAGACGACCGGAGTAAGAAGGAGCGGTAACGACCGGAGTAGCGGCGGCCACGCGTCGGCGACCTTCGTTAGCAGACTTTTTGACGAGTTCAGAAAGGCCAGCCGCCAAGGACTTCATTTTGTCCTCGTCTTCTTCCTTATTCTTTTTCTCTTTTTCTTCTTCGTCTGCCTTAGCGTAGGCCACATCTTTGGCTACCTCGTCCCGCTTATCTTCTGCTTCGTCCGCCTTTTCGCTAGACATAGCGTTAAGGAGTTCGCCCAGAGTCATATCAGGCTTGAGGTCTACCATCATTTTTTTAGCGAGTTCATCGCTCATAGGTAAATCCTTTTCTTTAGTAGGAATAAAATAAGACCGCTCTGGCTGAGTCATGGCTTCTAGCTCTGCACCGTTAGCGAGTTCGCTACCGCTATCTAGATAGTCCGATGATGCCTGGGGAGTAATAACAATTTCGGACGATTCCTCGTCCTGCTTGAGTTTCTTATAAACCTGCGTAGCTAACGCGTCCTCGTTCATCGGGAGCGGAGCTACGCTATATTCTAGGATACGGCTTTTAGAGACGATTCTTTTGATTTCCTCCGTACCGTATCGCTTAAAGTCTTTTTGGTTCGGTTGTCGGGTTTGGATATAGGCAAAGCCGATAGAGAACGAACGGACAATAGGAGGGTCTGAAGCGAACATTGCGAAGACTTCGTCCGCGAGCCATTTACCCTCGTAGCCTTCCGGACGAGCCGGGAACTTAGTAGTCGCAATAATCCCGTTATCGGCGTGACGGATATTTACGCAAACTCCGCAGGGAGCCGCGTAGTCGTGGTTATAAAAGACGGTCCCGGTCTTCTTGAATCGGGAGAAGTCGATACCCTCCGGAACGACTACCTCTCCCTCTTCGTCTACCCGGTCCGTAGTGATGTAGGCGACGACCGACCTTTTAGGCTGGTCTACCTCTACGCTTTTAATAGCTAGGTCACGCCATACCGTAGGAGTTTCGGATTTAAGACCGTATTCGGTCGGGTTCAAGTCTTCCATTTTATTCCTCAATTAGAACCGCCGTAATATCACAACGGCAATTAGGATGAAGCGGCGCGCCTTGAACGTCGCCATATTTAACCGTATACGTCTTACCTCCTGCGGTAATGGTCTCGCCGTTCGCGTAAAAAGGCTCGTCTAAATTAAAGACCTTCGACGTTCCACGGATTGCGGTTTGCTCGCAAAAGGGACAAGCTCCAGGAGCTAGATTCCATTGCTTACCGCGAACTACGCCGGACTCCGACCAACCAAGCCGCTCGCCTTCGACGAAAGCTCTAGCCGATTCGGTACGAGCTACGACCGTCGCTCTCTGTGGGCTAAACGCGTAGTCCGTCTCTAGCTCCTTAGCGATAGCCTGCGCCCCAATACCCTGCTCTAGACCTCTAGAAATAACCGAACGGACCCGGAGGAGCGAAGCTCTAGAGGCTTCCTTAGCAAAGCTCTGGGCGTAGCTGTTAGCGAACTCTGCGACCCTGGGGTTAGTCTCGTCGAAGCTAAGAGAAACGCCGACCTCATCGAGACCGAACTTACCGCCTGCAGCAGTCGCGGAGGCCATAGGGCCAAGAACCGCCGAGAGGTAGTCCGATTCGGCTCCAGAAAGCGAGCTAAGCAGGTTAAGGAGGTCTCCGGGTCCAAAGCTCTTCTCTCCGCGTAAAGCCCGGACGACTTGGTTAACCTGAGACCGGAAGACCTTTACAAGGTTCTTTTGGATTCTTTGGGCCGGGTTTCGGGCTTCTCCCTCCCTTACGTCCTCGTCCGCGTCTACCGCGTCATAGTCCGCGAAGTCCTCTACGTCCTCGATAGCTTTACGAGCTTCGTAGGACCGTTCGGGCCATACTTCGCCGTCCATCGAGCTAAAAGCCTTCTTCTTCATTTCCGGCTCCATACCGGTTAGAAAGGCGGTCTTTACGCTCTTAAGCTCGCATTGGCTATAGGCGATAGCTACGGCTTGGTCTCGGTCGTAGCCTTCACCTAGTAGCGTCTCCATTCCGCGAGCTACGCATTCTTTTAAGCTCTCGTCGTCTCTCCGCGTAACCTTCTCGCCTTTATCGTCTTCCGCGTCCATACGGTCTCGGATAGAGCTAGACCAACGGTTTCCCGCATCTCCTCCCCATAAGGCCCAGGCGATACGACCGGCGGACGGGTAGCCTTCTTCTCCTGGGCTAAATCCTTCGCCTTCTTTATCGACTTCGTGCCGTGCAAAGTAGCTCGTCATACGTCGAATCGTGTCCGGAGATACGCTAACGCCGTTACTAAGGTCTCTAGCTCTAGCTACTCCGACCTCCGTACCTCCTCGGTTATGCTCTTTACGCCACTCTAAACCGCGTTTAGCTTCTTCTTGAACGTCCTTTGGAGGCGTAAAGTCTATGTCCTCGTATTTTTTCTGTTGAGCTTCTACGGTTTCCTCGTAAGAACTATGGGAGTCGCAGGGCATATAAATAAGACCGTCGTAACCGTACGCGTCTCCTGCAGCCGTATGAACGCCTTCGCAGCCTAGCTCTTTAGCTCTCTCCTCCGCCTCTTCTAACGTCGTAAAATAGTCTTTATAATAAGGAAGCTCGGACTTTTCTGCTTTCTCTCCCTTACTAGAGAGAGGGTGGCTCTCCGGTAAAAGGTCCGTATCAAAAGGCTTACGCTTAAACTTCCCGGTCTTTAGAGCGTGGAGAAAGCCATTAACGCGTGCCATAGCCCACTGCTCAGCCGAGCTTACCTGGGGTCGGACCGAACCCGGCTGGCTCTGGTAAGCTCCAATACCTCTCTCATAGACCGCTACGAGGGTTCTTACGTTCGTTCTTTTGCTTTTAGCGTCTCCGACTTCTTCGTTATGCTCGTCGGCTTTCTTCTTAAGAGACTCTCTTACGGACTCGCTTACGGCTTTTTCTTGCACGTTCTCCGGCTCTTTGGAAGCTGTAAGACGAGAGAGCTTAACCGGAGCTTCTCGGTCGGAAGGCGTAAAGCTACCGTCCTCGTTCCTTACGTAGACCTGCACGAAAACGATAGGGTCCGACTCCGTAGCTTCTCCTTCTCCGATGGTTCCGGGTTCGGTCCCGGAGTCCTTAAACCGGCGGATTTTGCCTAGATACTTTCCCTTTTCGGTCCTCCATTCGACAAAAGAACCTACTCGGACCTCCGACCGTTCCGCCTTTTCTCCTGGGCTATCTACGGCTTTTTCGGCTTGCTCCCCAGGAACGGACAACGCTCCAAAGGCTGGGATAGCTGGAGGTTGCCCGATAACGTCTAGAGGAACGCCGTTAACCCGCAGCTCGTCGCCTTGCTCGTTCGGGTCTAGACCAAGCTCGGCTCTAGCCTCGTTAATAGAGCGAACGCCGGTAGATACCTCGGACATAAGGACGCGAGAAATACGCTCGTCGTCCTCCTGCACCGGATTGTCGTATGCGAGAAAGAGTCCCTCTCCGAGAGAACCGAAGAGCGGAAGGAGCTGCTGGTTTAAAAACTCCGCGTCCGCTACGAGGTACGGGTGGATAGTATCTCGCATATAGGACGCAAAGCCGACCTGAGCAGAAGCTAGGTTAGGGTCGTTCGCTTTAAGAAGAGATACCGGGACACCGGAGACGGCTGCAATAGTCTCTACCTTCCGCTCTTCTCCGTCGGAAAATGAAAGGTCACGCGGAGAGAACTGGAGAGGTCTAGCGTCCGATCCGCCTTCGAAAATGTAGGGTCTACCGGAGTTCCTGTTACCTCTAAGGTTTGCGTCGAGATAAGAGACCATACGATTCCATTGGGTCTCGTTGAGATGCTCCTTAATGAAAATACCCCAGTCCGGTCTAGCCTGATTCTCGAAAAGGTGCTTCTCGTAAGAATCCATAGACTGAAGAAGACCGGCTGCAGGAGCGGCGGCGGATACCCAGCCGGACCCGTATAGAGGATCGTCGGGAGAAGGGACGAGGTTATGCAAGACCTCATCGGGCAAGAACTTAGACTGATTCGGAGGAATGCCGTACTCGTAGCCTTCAATCATCCGCTCGTCACGAGTCGGAAGAATCTTTACGTGCTGCGACGGCATAACCCAAAGCTCGACCGGGTAGCCGAGCGGACCGATGATCGGGTGCAGATATTCGTTACCGGAGACCTGGAGGAAAGTCTTACGAAGGACCGCAAAGTTATAGCCGTCCATAAACGGAGAGACGCGATTAAGAAGGTCTAAAATAGGGTGGTCGTAAATCTCTACTAAGTCGCCGCCGGTATTAGAGCCGAGCATTGCAGACTTAGCGGGTCTCTGCTGGGAGTCGCCTTTTAGGTAACGAGTCGTAGATTTAGAAACCGACTTAGTAGCCCAATGCTTATTAGCTCTCGTCTCTAAGGACGCGTAAAGGCGGATCGGTTGGGCTGCGATACTCCGAGCGTTCATCATTACGGCGGAATAGACGTACCCGCTAAGAAGCTTAAGCATCGCGGCTTGATGCTCTCGTTGTCTACCGCTTCCGTAGGTCGCTTCCGGTTTGATCGTAGAGCGGACGTACTCTAAACGGTCGCGTTTCGCTTTAAGTCCAACAGCCTGCCGGAGTCTATCGAGCATTAGAAAGTTCTCCACATTCGTTCTTCTTCAAAGCGAGTTCCCGTTTCTTCCGTCCCTGCGACTCGTACTCTCGGTTCTATGCTACTGCCGTCGAAGTAGACCACCGCATACCGCAGAGCATCTAAGGCGTGGTCGTTCTCCTTCTTCGGTATATCTTTAAACCCGCTTGAACCTCCGAGCCATTCGTAAGACTCAAACTCTCGTATAAGGTTCTCGCATCGCGGATCAACGGTTAGTCTAGGCTTCCCGTCTCCCGCTCTAGGTAGCCTCTGCTGCACCTTCTGGATTCCTGGGAAAACCTCGTTATCCGCCGGAGTTACGGGTAGGTCACTGCTGTGCATAGAGGCTCGGAGCTTGGCGGCGGACGGGTCTACTACGAAGCTCTCGACTCGGTATCTAGAGGCTATATCTTTAGCAGCCTTAATAACGTCCTCCTCTAGCTGGTTCGTTCTATACCATTCCTCCAAGATATGCAAACGACCGTCGGAGTCTTCACCTAGGACGACTAGAGCAGCAGGATTCGTATAACCTTCGTCTTGACCTACGACGATTCGCTTCCATTCTTCTTCCCGTTCGCGTACGTGAAGGCTTCGGTCGAAGCGGTCGAAAACGAGACCCTCTCCGCCTCTCCACTTTCCTTCAACGTATCGCTCGAAAGCTACGCCGGTAAGACTCATAAGGTCTTTAACGTACTCTTCGGGAAGAAAGAAGTTATCCGGGCTTCTTGTCTGAATAGCCTTGCAGTTATCCGCCGGTTTATATCCTCCAGCTAACCCGAATCGTCTAGCTAGGTGATGCGACGGCGCGCCTGGGTTACAGGCTCCGTATAGCTGCATAGATTGACCGTCTAGCTTTAGACGTACGCGACCTCTAAGCATTGTCCAGTCCGCCTCGGTTAGCTCTACGGCTTCGTCTACCGCGCATCCTGAAAGGTTAAGAGACCCGATTTTTTGATAGTCCTCGGCATCGCCTAAGCCGAAGTAGTAAATAGTACCGCCGCCATGAACCTTAATAGTCCGCTCGCTCTTATTGTGCGTATAGCTTCCTAGAGGTAAAACCGGCGGAAGGTTCCCGTCTGACTCTAGAAGCGTTCTTAGAGTCGTCGATTTAAGGCTAACTAGGTGCTTACGAGCTAGACCCTCTCTAGACCCTGGGAAGCCAATAACCCGGCTAGCGAGCTTCAAGCATAAGGCTCGCGTCTTACCTGCACCGAACGCTCCGGAGTAGATAACCTCCCGCTCGTTAGCCTTAATGAAACGTAGCTGCGGCGGTAAAAGTTGTATCTCCCGTTCAAGCTTCATCAGGCGGCTTCGCTTCTACCATTTTCATAACTAGCTCCACGTTGCCGTCGCCGCTAGTCTCGGTCTTCTCCCGCATCCCTAGGTACTGCTTAGAGAGCCATACCATCATCTGCCGGTCACCAGATAATGCGCTTTGGAACATATTTCTCCGAAGAGAAGCCAAAGCCTTAAGTCTCTCCTGCTCGATTAACTCTCGGTACTCCGTTCGGTTATAGAGAGTCGCTCTAGAGATACCGAACCAAGCCGCTATCTCCTCGAAGGTGCATTGCATCGCCGCTAGCTTTTTAAGCTGCTCTACGTCTAGGTCTACTGGGGCGGGCATTAGGCTCTACCTTTCTGGAGCGTACTACTCGGAGTTGCACCGGTCTTTAAAGCCTGGGAGGCTTTCGTGTCACTCGTGTCACTTAATACGCGTCGTTTCGGGTAAGGCTTATCCTCTAAGGGTATAGAGTAGGAGCCACGTTTGTCCAGCGTTAAAGCGTAACAATGCTTCAAACCGGAAGGTCTATTAGGTAGGTTCCATCCATCTTCGGTTAGCTTTCCGGTATCTATGGCTTGACCGATAGAGCGAGCGTGAACCCACCGACCTTTATAGAAATACTCCTTAGTTCCTTTTCCAGCTCCGAAGTAGCGAAAACCTGCGGCTTGATAAATACCGCCGTGATGACCCTGCCCGGAGTCGGCGTAGGAGACGCATACCTTAAGACCTGGGTTCTCTTTCTTTAGAATCCTTAAGGCTATACGGATCATCTTAGAGACCGGATGATAATGCGAACGTAAGGCGACTCTAGCGAGTTCGGTTATTTGACCGTTCGAGCATTTAAACCGCTTTCGTGCAGGAGGCATGGGGTTCGTAAATACGATGCAACCTCTATATTCGTCGGCTTCCCAAACTCCGACCTTAGCAGTCTTAAACGCTGGTAGAACTCCGGAGTAATGCCACCGGGTACAAGCGTAAGAAGCGGCTTTAGCCGAACACCAATCCAAGTAAAGTTTAGGACTTCCACTCATAGCCGCATTCCGGGCATTTTGTAGTCTTCTCCTCGTCGAGCTTACTTTGCTCCTCACTAGACGATGGGCTAAAGTCTATCTCTAGTAGCTCTTTAAGCTCTTCGTCGTTAAACCCGGTAGACAAAGCTAAGTCGTCTGCCATCGGTTCCAAGAGACTTCGTAGAACGTCGTCGTCCCATTCCGCGAGTTCTGCGGTCTTATTGTCCGCGATACCGTAAGCGACTGCGTCCGACTCTTTAAGGTCCGTAGTTACCGCCGCTATCTTTTTCCAGCGTAGGCTTTTCGCCGCTTCCCAGGTTCCGTTACCTGCGATAATCGTCTTACCGTTCTTATGAAGGACGACCGGTTTAGTTTGCCCGAACCTTACGAGACTCGCGGCGATAGCTTGAATATTCCTATCGTCATGCTTACGAGCGTTAGACGGGTCCGCGTGCAAAGAGTCGATATCTACTAAGAGCGGCTTAAGCGCATCTTGTACGTTCATTAGGTAAGACCTCCTACAGTCGATCCGCTCTCTAATTCGAGAACGACCGAGCCTAAAATATTCGCGTTATTGGTAAAGGTCAAGTCCCTATTGCTACCTCTATCCGAAAGAATACCGCCGTAAAGGTCGGAGTTAAGGACTGCAAAGCCGTCGCTAGAGTTAGCCGCCATAACTCTTAACTTGCCTCCGTACATGGTGAGCCGGGTTTGCACTCCGGTTGTGGATTTACCCTCGAATAGAGAACCCGCAAGAAGAGTAAGATTTCCGACACGAGCGTTACTATCTGCTCTACCGGTTACTTGGAGGTCTATAAAGTTAGAAGCAGAGCTTAAGGTAGAGTCTCTAGAGACCCGTCCGTTATTAATACCCGCAAACAAAGTAAGCGTGTTGTCTCCGGTTACTCCTGAATCTACGGTAAGCGACGAAGTACCTCCTAATATTACCTCTTCGCATTTACCTGCAGTAAGTTCTACGTTCTGGGCGGACCGAGCAAGAATCAGCTTTTCTATCCTATTAGTAGAGATACCGCCGACTTTTGTAATACCTTCGGCTCCGACTACGATTATTTCTTTAAACGACCCTTGTAAATGGATATCGCTAGACCGAGCATCTAGCACGACCTTTGTAGAGTTAATCTTAAGAGGATTCGAACTTGTACCGAGGCTTCCGTTAAAGGAAGAACTAACCCGAAGCTGATCTAGGTTTAGAGTTTGCTGATCAGTATTACCGGTTAGAGACTTAGAAGAATCTGCAAAGTACGCTATACCGCCTTGAACCGGGACGGCACTGGTCCAGTTCTTATTAGCCGTAAAAAGACCGTTACCCGTTCCTCCGGTCCAAATCGTCTTCGTATGCACCGTAGGTGATGCAGGGTTAGACGTTCGGTTTAAAATTACGGGTACGGGCATTAGACCAAGATGAACTGGTTACCGGATGCGGGAGCCTCGGTAAGAGCGTTAACGGTGAACTTACCGCGACCTCCGCTAAGAACGTAGTCGGTGCAGACCTTTTGTTGACCTGCAAGAGGACCGCTAATAAACAGAACGATTTTGTCGTTGTAGTGGTCTGCGGTCGCTTCGGTCGAAGTCGATTCGAAGGCGGTAGTAGTCGGAGTAAAGCTCGTAGAGTCAACCGCGAAGATTTCGCATCCGTCCATCATTCCCTCGAGACGGTCCGCCGCGTTAGAGTCGCCGCTAATTTTCGTAACGTCTACCGGCTGGTTAGAGGTTCCGTCTGTGTAGTTAGAGAGGTTAGTTGCCGAGGTCGTACTATCGTCGATTCTCTTCACGTTTACCGCGACTACGTTATTAGAGTTATCTATCGCGGCATCGAGAGCCGTAGCGGCTGCAGCATCTCCAGCAATCTGGGTCGTATTTACCGATAGAACTCCAGACGCGGAAGTAACCGCAGAGCCTCCGACCTGGGTAACGTCCGCTTGGAGTACGTCGGTTTCTGCCACTAAAGAATCGAAAGAGTTAGCTCGGATAGTAGAGAAGCTACCCGTATAAGGAACAACTACGTCGTCGTCTTGGATAACGAGAACCGAACGACCGTTAGAGTTCGTATTAGTCGCGGTAAGCTCTAGGCTATAAACGCCGTTAGCGATATGCACAAAGTCATTATCTCCGCCGGACCCGGTAAGAGAAAGAGTCGAAGACGTAATTCCGTTAATAAGTTTGCAGGTAAGATTCGAAGCTGTTAGCGTGGTCGCTGGAAGTCCCGTAGAAGCGTTAATAAACGGACCAACCGCTACGGTCGTAGCCGTATTCTTTTTAACGAAGCCTAGGTTCTGATCGACGGTAGTACGAGCTGCTACCTTCTGGACTGAGAACCTGCCGACTACGGCTCTAGCACTTTGCGAGTCTACCGTTCCCGCTACGACTACGGCGAACTCTGAGCCTGCAGCGTAAAAAGAAGCGTTACCGCTTGTCGTAATAGTTACGCGATGGAATCCCGTTTGGCTATCTACGTTAGTAGAGATAGCTGCATGGGTAGAGTCGAAGCTAGTTCCGTTATCTTTATAAACGCGTACGGTCGCGGAGGTCATAGTTACCGCCGCACCAGACTGGTCATTAGTCGAGAGGTAAGCGTTTACGGTTTGTCCTGCTACGAAGTCGCCTAAGAAAGTCATTGAATCATCCCATGCCCGAAGAGCTGGTTACCTCCGCCTATAAGCGGTCTAACGCGGATAGTCGGAGCAAAATTTTTATAAGGGTGGTCGCTCGGAAGATTCCCGCTAAGTCCGTAACGGTGAGCTAAATAACCCTCGATAAGTTGCCTATTAGTATCGGTTAAAGTGGCGCCGCCTAAGAGTACCTCCGCGATATCCCCAACCATCGGACCTGCTCCGACCGCTCTAGAGCCAATATCTAACACGTCCGAATTGGAGATACTCCCGGTATTGGTCGTTCCGGTCGTCGTAGTAGCGGTTCCGTTTACGAATCCGTTACAAGTCGCGGAGACTCGATGGGCGGTAACGATAACGAAAGCGGTACGGCTCCAGTTTCCTGCGGACTGCAAGGGAGTATTAGTAGTAGCTCCCAGGGTCATTTGCAGGACTCCGGCGGCGGTCGTCTTTAAACCAAAGCTATTTTGCCCTTTTTCAAAGTAATTTTGGACGGCAGAGTTATCCGTAGATTTAAATACGGTAGCCATCCAAATATCGCCGGTTCCTACGTCTAAAGCCGCTATATCTCCATCCGAAAGAATGTCGTTAGTACCGTCAAAGCGTACGACGGACAAGCCGTTTAGCTCGGCGGTTTGCAAAGTCGGCTGTCGAGCGGCTGTAAGCTGCGCGGTCGTATGACCGTTACCGCTAGAGTCTGCCCAAGAGCCGACGCTATCTCCGTCCGACCCGGAGATAGAATCGGCTTTATACCAAGCGGTTAGCGTACTCGTACCTAACTCGGATGGAGTCCAAAGAGCCATGTTACTTCTTAAAAATACGGTCGGAAAGAAGACCTAAGAGCGGTCTTCCGATCCACGCTCCGACGGCGAAGGCGATGATGTACCCGGACGAGATGGCAAGGAAGTTAGAAATTTGCTCCATGTTCGGAACTCCTTTAGGTTTACCGCCGCTATTCCTGCTGTGAGACATAGAACCGCGATGGTTGTATAAACGAAAGTCTGCGAGCTTAGGACCGTCGCTAAGAACGCCATTAGTATCGTTAAGGCTACTCCCGTTACTATCGGTATCCAGCCTCTGCGACCCTGAGTTATAAAGAGTAGAGCCGCTCCCGTCAAAATTAGGATCGTTCCGGAGAACTTTAAAGGACTTAGAGCCTTCGCCATTTCCGTATCCGGGACCGCTACGCTCGACGCAAAAGGGAGAGTAAAGCTACCCTCCTGGGTAGTCTGGCATCCGAGAAGGAAGAGAATAGCGACGGCGTACCTCACTCCGCTTTTCCTTCTAGCCTTGCAAGCCTCTGCTCTACGTCGTGAGTTCTCTGGTCAATAAGCCTTACCGCGTTCTCTAGCTTATCTACCGCTCTACGAAGCTCGTCGATAGCGGACTTAACGCGACCCGCACTAAAGACGATTCCTAAAAGGATGCTCGCCGGAGTGATTAACTGGAGGAATGTTTCTGATTGCATGACTGCCCTGCGAGAACTGAAACGAGTTCGGATAACTTCTCTAGGCGGAGAAGAACCGCCCAATTTTTATCTTGGTCTTGTCGCATAAGAACGACGGGAACTCCGCCGTCCGACTGGTCTTCTTCGGCTGAATCTAGTTCCGCCTGCAATAGAAAATCTAACGCGGCAATCCTACGACGACGTTTAACTTCTAAATGCAGCCCATCGACTCCGGTTAGGTCTGCGGAGAGCTTCCCGTTAACCTGGGCAGTACGCTTAACGACTAAACCGGTAGCCTCTTCAAAAGCTTTAGCCGCTTCTAGTTCTCCGCGTTTACCCTTTTGCCTACTATTCAAATCTTTGTCCAATGCTTCTTAGCTTTAGATATCGGGTCCGCCGGAGGTTTACGAAGCGTGTTACTCGCTTTTATGCATTCGATGCAGAACGCTCCGAGTCCATCCTTAGCGTTCCTCTCCGTAAGAAACTCGCTCTCCGGTAACTTTCGACGGCATGCTAGGCAGACTCGGTAACGAGGCTTTGTGTCGAAAAGTTCCTTCTGGCTCATTTACATGGTCCCCATTCGGATAAGACTTTAAGAATTGCGTTATAACCGTTATTCGTTTGGGGATGGTATTTATAACCCGCTACGTCACTTAAGACTCGGAGGATATCCGTATAACCTACTCGTCCATCCTCGTCGAGGTCGGACGGGCAAGAGTTATCCGGGTAGTAGTTAACTTGGTACGGAGACGGTTCGCAGGGATGATCGTTACCGCAGGCCCATCGAACAACGCCACCGGAGGCGAAGTAGTTAGGACCGGTAAACCTAGCGATATGAAACGAACCTGGGTGCAGCTCGCTACCCCAGTTAACGTCTGCGTCCCAACGTATTAGGTCGCCGTAGTCATTTTGAGATGGAGCAGAGCAGCACCGTTCGCTCGGAACTTTTCCTGCGGGTTGAGGTAGCCAGAACTTTAGAACGGGAGTCTCTATTAAATCCTTGTGCTGCTGCTGCACCAGAGGCCAGCGATACTGGTTCTGGTTACCGTACTTCTTACCTAACTCGCCGTGCAAAATCCACGAGTCGCACCAAGAATAATCAAGGTCTACATGATCTGCGGTTCTAGGGCAGCACCCGGTCGGTCCTTCAAATACCCAGTTAATTGGGGTAAAGTTCATCCCCATATACATCCATCGCTGGTAAGGGTTTGCTTGGATGCAATCCCAATACTCCCCAGCCCCAGGGCAAAGAATCCCGGTATCTTGGTTCCAGTAGTCGATGCATTCTTGGCAGTTCTCTAACCAAGGGTAATACGCGTCGGGTCTATGGTTCTTAAATATTGGGCCTTCGATAGACCAACCGAACGAACGAGAAGGAGACTCGTTTCCACGGGTGCAGCCAATCATGTACGGACGGCGAGGGTCTCCGTTCGGGTAGCTAAAATCCGGGTCGAAGCCGGATTGAATATAAACGTCGAAAGTACGACCGAACGGCGTTAGTCGTCCTAGGTCGTCAATCCACATAGCTACCGCGTCCGGGTCGCTAGGTTTAGACCAGTCGCCAAGAAGAGAGATAATTATTAGAGAGAGCATCGTATTCCTTTGCTAAATGTCGTCGTCGTCGTCGTCGTCTAGCTCTGGCTCCTGGGGAAGCGTATTAGACTCCCACTCGTTCCAAAGCTCTAGCTTCGCCGACTCGACTGCTCCGACTACTTCGTGAATAGATAAATCCCACTCGATAGCCATATATCGAGCTATTTTCGTGATGGTCTGGTGCAGCTTCTCCGAGGCAGTCGTAGCCATTTGCGGTGTCTCCTAGAGGTATACCAATTCCGCGTCCCAGTTCTTACCGCAAAGGCGGTTAGGTCGTTCGGCTTTCGTTTCAAGATGGAGTACCGCAGGTGCCCAGGCGGACGTATCTATACGGTTTGCCCATTCCGGGTCTATCGGTCCTAATGTCCCGACGTTTGAGTAGTAGTAAGGGAGCGGTATTTTTCGGGTTCTTAAGCATTTAGTAGGCGGTATAGGTCGATGGGTATGACCTCTAACGAAAATCCGGTGAGCGTGTCCACCGGTCATATTATTTATTTGAAGAGCCTCTAGCTCGTCGGAGGTCTGCCCGGCATCGAAGCCGTGATAGAAGACCGCTTGCCCTATCTGGAGTACGCCTCTTTTAGACTTCGCATAAGGAAGCTGGACCCATTTAGAGAACTCCGGCCAACGGGAGTCTCGTCCTATCTCAATCATTTCCCTAAGAGCTTCCGGGATTCTCCTAGGGTCTTTCTTAAAAATATTGTCGTCGTGGTTACCCCAAATCCAGTAGAGGCGGCAAGTCGGCGGTAGAGCTTCCCGAATGCTCTTAAGAAAGTTAGAGGCGTGGTGGAACTCGTCCGCTAGGGTGTGCTTGTGTTCGTCGGCGTGAACGCTAGCCGCAGCCGCTTCGAGAAGGTCGCCGCAATGGACGAAGTGAGTAAGCTCGCTACCGACTCTAGTTAGGAATTCTAGGAGCCGGGCATGAGCTACCGGACTGGTAAAAGGCGAATGCGAGCAAGAGATTGCCGCGACTCTGGCTAACTCCATACCTACTCTTCGGTCTATTTAGACAATCTCTGTAATAAGGAACGCGCGCGCAAGGTGTAAAAATAAACGACCCGGACAAAGTGACCGAGCCGTTTACCGAACTCCGCAGAGTTCTGAAAGGAAATAGAAATTTGCAGCCTCTTCGCTAAGAGAGAAAGCGAGCCTTATAGAGGCGTTATCGGTAGTCGGATTCTTTGCCTACCGAGTTTAAATGTCTCCTAGATACGTTCTAGGAAATACCTCCTACCTACGAGGGTGCCATAAGTAGGAGGCGAAGGGAGGATAATCAAAAGCTACGGTTTCCCATCCAGTCCGCCGCTCTGTTTACTTCGTAGCTAAAGGATTGAATTCCTCCCTGGGTATTAGTACGCTCGGCTCGCATTCGTGCCGGTCTCTAGGGTACTTCTCTTTCTTTGGTCCCGCTACTAGATTTTTAAAAGTTCTATCTATCGTTGTCCAATGAACTAAGCCGTCTCTCGTAGATACGACTAGATAGCTAGGAACTTCCGAAGCTTTCCGGATTGCCTGCGCCATCATTATTTTGTTAACGCTTAGAAAGATAGCTTCATGGTCGGACCAGAGGTAGTTTCGTACCTTAATTTCTGTATAGGCAAGGACTTTCGAACTTCTTACGCAGACGTTATCTAGGACGTACTCGTAGGGAATGCGTAAGCATTTGCAATGCCAGGAAAGCTCTATAAGTCTCTCGACCTCTTTTTGCCGCTTAAAATCTTCGTTACCTTCGAATTTAGCCACGATAGGCTCCTGCCCAGGAATCGACGTAGGGCATAAGAACCTCTAAGTCCTTATCCGGTATATCTACTCCGCAGGCCATTTGGTAGGAAAGCTCGATAATGGTTCTGCAGAGAGTAGGACGAGCGGTAGGTAACTTCGCAGGTCTTCGATTCTCCGGGTGAAGCCAAACGCTTAAACGTATCTTCGAATTATCCCACTTCGTAATATCGTGTAATACGTCGTGAGATAACCAACGTGCAAAGTAATGCTCTCGCGTTTCGTTTAGCCGGTTAAGGATATCTCCGTAAGGCCCATCAGGAAGCCCACAGACGGCTGCGGAAATTAAAGCGACCGGACGCACCACTTTTAAATCATCGTGGCTTATAGCCGATTCTCGTTCTCGTATAA